GTGAAACGATGACTCGCAGAAAAAACGGCGAGTCGTGTTTGTTGTTTTTTTGTTTGGTTTTTTGTTGTTTGTTTTGCTGTTACTTGAAGCGTGGGTTGCGCCAGGTGACGCGTTCTAGTGCCCGGTCTTTTTTGCGTGAGTTACAGGCTCGGCACATGGACTGTAGGTTGTCTATGTTGTGGTTTGGTTCTTCTCCTCTCGGTGGAATGATGTGATCTATTGTCCAATCGTCCCCCTCTAAATCTTTATGGCACCCCATACAAACGGGCTCCAGTATTGTTTTGGCGTATGCTCGCGCCTTGATCCATTCTCTGCTGCTGTGCCATTCGCTCATAGTTTGATTACTGTCCCTGTGTATTCCTGTTGTTTGTTGAGTGTGAAGCATACGACGCCTGGTTGGCTGTCTTGCCCGCTGTTGAGTCTGTACCAGTCTGACCCGTTGTCTAGTGTGCTGGCTTGTATCCAGTACCTTGACGCTCCTCGTTCGTTGCTGGCTACTTCTTGGATTCGTAGGTGGTGGAAGTGTCCGCTGGCTAGGATTGTCGCAGCTGCTACGGGTTGTTGTCCGAAGGATTGTTTCTGCCACCAGGTTACGACGCCTTCGGGTCTGTTGGCTTGGTGGCCATGGACTAGCCCTAGGCGGTGGTAGCCGTCTCCGAATACGTCAACGATTAGTGATTCGTCGTGTGGTTGTGGTTCTAGGAATGTTGCGCCTAGTTTGGTTTCTTGTGAAAGCCTGGCGAGTGTGCGCCCAATGTGTACGCCCCAGTCGTCCGTAACCATGCCCACGCGTTGTTTGTTGACTCTGAACTGACAATGATTAGATCCGATTGACGCATAGGTGACTGGTGCGACTGCGCTTAGTTGCTTGAGTAGTTCCCAGGTGAGTGTTGTTGCCAGGTCGACTTGTGCCATGAGACTTAGGTCGTTGCTTTGTAGCTGCGCTAGGTCTGCCGCGTTGCCAAAGTTCTCTATGATGTCGCCTACGTCGCATAGGACGATTGTTTCGGGTTTTGTTTGTTTGGCTTCGGTTACGATTCGGTTGATTGTGCTTAGGCAGCGTTCGATTAGTTCTTGAGTGCCACCTCTAGACGCTGTCTTACCAACCTGTAGGTCTGACCAGAGGATTACGAACGCTTTGTTATTGTTTACGCGCTTATCCGATGATAAGGGTTTCTTTATTCCCTTTTTGGCTTGCGAGTACAGCAACGGTAGGTCTTGCTTTGCGCCTATCTTGCGAAACCTGAAGCGGTAGGACGTTAGCCAACGCGGTTCGGCTGGCCATGGTGAAGCGACCTGCCATTGAGACGTGCGGACGCTGTTGTCTATGATTTCGTATTCGTCTGGGTTGTAACCGCGCTCGCGGAGGAAGTCTCCGAAGTCTGGTTGTGTTTCGGTTCCCTGCGTTGTTGCTTCCCCCTGGTTGCCGTCGAACTCAATGGCTGGCTGCCATTTAGGGTTTACGTCAATCTTTGGTGCTGGTTTTAGATTCTCTAACAAGAGCAGTTGCCGTTCCTATGGCGAGTAATACTTAGATCCGAGATAACGATTCCTCGGGTCTGTAGTGCGTTGCTTAGGGTTCGGGCTGGCCAGGTGTTTGAGTCGGTTACTGCCTTGTCAAAGATTTCAGCGTCGGCTGGGTCTAGGTTCTCCCAGGTTGTTTGGACTTTACAAGGTAGTTTTCGGGTCGGCGGTGTTAGTCCGCTTAGTAGGCTCATGTTTTTAGTCTACTTCCGGCTTCGCTTTTGGCTTGCGACCGCGCTTGACTGGTGCCGGGGTTTCGACTCCCTCTAGGAACTTTGTAATCTCTACTGCCAACCACGCAGCTGTTCGCTGTTCCAGGTTCAGTTTGCCAATGGTTTTGAGTAGGTCTAGTCGTGCTTGTAGGTGGCCGCGCTTGAAGGCGATTTCGCGTACGTCGTCGAATAGGGTTTGTAGGTTGGTGCCGATTGGTGTGCTCATAGTCCTAGGTGCTCCTTGATCCATTCCCATTCGGTTTTGTTACCGGCTGGCTTGAGTTCTGTTATTCGCTGTTTGCGTTGTGGGAATGTTCCCATTAGTTCTTTGTAATGCCATGCGCATACGCCTAGTCGTGAGTATTGGACTAGGTTTTGGCAGCTGATGTTTACGCACTTTTTACGGACTGCCATACAATCGACCTCCGTCCGCTGGTTGACTTGCCGTAGGCGATTGCTTCGACTCGGCGAGCGCGGTACAGTTCGTTGCGTCTTGATCTGATTCCTGAAGGTGATGAGATGTTGCTGATTCCTGCCATTCGGCAGTATGCCTGGTATGCCATGACGAGTTCTTCGTCGGTCATGCCTTCGTCCAGCAGTTTGTAGATGATTGATTGGGTTTGGGTTAGGTTCTCTGGGTCGACTCGTCCAGCTGCTTCGTGTGAAGTGATTGGGTCGGTTAGGCGTGCGTATGGCATTAGAAGTCTGCTCCGTTCACGATTACGTCAATCATTTTTCCGCGGTTCCATTTAGTTGCTTTGGCTAACGCTTCTTCGCTTTCGCGCATTTCCTTTGCCCAGTAAAGGATTACTGATAATGGCTTGTTGTCGTTGATTGCCTGGCGGTAGATTGCGTGGTCGTAACGTGCTTGTCTGACTAGTTCGGCGATCATTAGTTACCTGCCTTGTTGATTCCGTAGCCCATTAGTGCGATTGCGGTGGTTAGTAGTGCTACGCCTAGTTCGCCAACAAGGATTGCTCCGGCTAGTCCGAGCGTGAATACTGCGATAGGTGCTTTTAGGTTATTCATTAGGCTGCCATTTCTGATACTGCTGCCAATAGACGTGCGCCGCGCTTGGTCTCCAGGTGGTCTGCGAAGTCGTATAGAGCCCAGTATGGTTCGCGGATTACGAAGCGACGGTATTCTTCCCATGACTTTGGGTAGATAGTGATTCCGTTGTTCTTGTTTATTGGAATGTAGGCGAGCAGCTGGCCGTCAACGATTGCGATTCGTGGAGTTTTTAGCATTTTGTTCATTTTGTTGCCTTTCTGTGTGTGTGGTGGTGCGTGGTAGTTCTATTGTCGGGGCGTCGCCCATACATGTCAAGTTAATCTTTTATTCCGGCGTGTCGCAGGCTTCGATTACCAGGCTGACGCCTGACGGTAGATCGTCGTCGTAGTGCTTGCTTGCTTGCCAACAAACAATGTAAGAGTCGTCAACAATGGTGCCGGCTTTGGTGAGGCAGTCGCCGATTGCTCGTTGAAGTTTGTCTACGTCGGGTTTTGTTGTCATTTTGGAGCGTCGGTTGGTTTTTGGTCGTGGCAGGTAGAACGTGGCCATGACTGTTACCGCGTCGTCGAACTTTACCCCTGAAGCCTTGAGAGCCTCGTACACGGCTTGACGCCATTCGGGCAAGTGTTTGTTCGCTTCAACCATTACAACGCGCGTACCTCGCCTGTAGGCGTTCTTAGAGCCTTGTGGACGGGGTACGCCCGCTATAAATAGTTTGAGCATTAGAACGGAGTGTCGTCTGACGCTACAGGTGCGCTGTTGGTTTCGTTCTTCGGCTTCACCTGGACGTATGACACGTCGTTTAGTGAGTGCTCCACGATTGACTTAGCCTCGGTCGCGTCCTTTGGAACGTAGCTGCTGACCTTCGTTGACAGAGTGCCCTCTAGTTCAACCCAGTCGCCTTCGTTTAGACCGGCAGGGATTGAGTTGACCCAGGCTGTCCAGATACGGTTGCGCTCCTGACCCTTGAAGTCGTACTTCTCCCAAAACTTTACGATCTGATACTGACCGTCAACAACGCTTGAAACGGTTCCGTTCACCTTGATAACTGGCATTTTTTCTCCTTCTAGTGTTCTTTTTGTTTAACTTAATTATTAATTACTTTTAAGCGGACGTGTGTGTCCGGTCGTTCGACCTTAAATGTCCGGTCGTTTGACCGTAAATGTCCTGTCGGTCGACCATAAATGTCCGCTATCTCGCTATGGTTGAGAGTGCCGTCGCAGGTCTTAGGACAGTCCAAAAGTATGAAGAATCGACTTGTACGACGATCTGCGCGGTACCCCCTTCCGTCGTGAGAGCGATACTCCAACTCCTCCATTTCCACTAACTCGGTAAGAGCGCGGCGTACTTGACGGGTTGAAGTGTTTGAATACCGAGCGAGCGTCTCCTGGGACGGCCAAGCGCCCTGTTCTGCGTCCTCGGAATAATGCCAGGCGATACCCAATAGAACTAGTTTGGTTGCGCCTTTGGCTTTGGAATGTTTTAGTACTGCCGATACGGCTTCTAAACTCATGTGATTCTCTCCAGGTGCCTATACAATAGGACTTGCCCTTGTCGTGGTTAGGGTGCCGCATATAATGGCGGCGGGGTTCACTCGTTCTGTGTCGGGTGAACCCCTTTTAACTTATACGGCTTGAGCCTTAGCAGCAAATCCTTCAATCGCCTTTAGCACGTTCACGTCGGCGTTAGCCTTCTTAGCGTCTGCGTAGATCACACGAAGAGCAGCTACGTCACTCATGAGTGCGCGAGCCTCGTTCAGGAAATCGCGTTCGGTTGTCGGCTTAGGTGCGTTGTTCTCTACTTTTGCCATTTCTTCCCGGCTAGGCTTCTTACCCTTTGGAGACATTCCGCCACCGAGCAACGCCAAGGCGCGACCTGCCGCTGATGTTGCGCAGTTCTCCACCCAAGACGTTGAGTTGACTCCCTTAGCTGCTACGTTCTCCTGGGCGAAGTCGACCGCTACAGGGTGAGCGTCGGTCACGTCAAGGTAGACGCTTGACTTCATGACGACTTCCTTCTCGTTGATCAGGACAATCTCGTTTACGATTCGTCCGGTCGGGTGTAGTTGTCTGAAGATTTCGACTCGTTCTTGAACGGTCTGGTATTCGTTTAGGTTGAAAAAAGCCATTTGTCTGTGTCCTTACTTGAATGTTAGAAACGGTTTGCCGTTTCGTGCTTGTAGTTGAACGACCGGTTGGCCGTTGTATGTTCCGACCTTAGTGCCGTTCATCTGCGCTAAGGTGGCGGACTTGAACGAGTTCAACAATAGTTCTGCCGACTCATAGTTGTATTTGGCGTTACATAAGTTCACCCATAGGTCGCCTAGTTCTGTTTCGCCTTCGCTGATACCAGGTGAGAGTGTTCGAACGGTCTCATAGGTTGACGTGCTTCCGTCCCAGTCTGGTTCGACGTTCTGTTCGACGAGTCGCTGGAAGGCGTGTACGCGCTCAAAGACTTCTTCGGCGTGAAAGTCGTCGTATTCGACCGTAAACTCGGTGTAGCGTCCGCCTGTGACCGCTGCGACTATTGCGTAGTCCAGTTCCAGAATGGACAAGTACCAATGAACCTGTTCAAAGTAGGTTCTAGGTAGTTCGCTCCAGTATTGCGACGTGTGCTTGATTTCCAGAATCCCCAGGTTGCCTTCGTGATCGCGGATAAGGCCGTCCGGGTTAGCCTTCCAACTTGGCTGCGAATCGTCTTGCCAGGTACCCGTCTCCATAACATCTATGCTCGGGTGCTGTTCCGCAAAGAGCTGCCGAATAGGTTTCTCAAAGAGAGTGCCCAGACGCATAGGAATAGACGGTTCGACATGGTCGCTGACGAGCCCACGCTTTTCTGCCCAAAGGGTATACGTTGACTTGAATGGTGAGACGCCGAGAATAGCCCCAATGTCTGAACCGCTGATCCCTTTACGGGCTTCGTGCCACTCTGGGCTGTCTGGTTCGTAATAGCCGATAAGGGTCGCCCCGTTGGTCTGTGTAATCATGGTGCTTACACTATAAGCGACCTAAGACTCTTTGTCCTTTTTAGTTTTGGACGACACGCTGGAGATTGCTTCCGACATGGCCGAATCAAAGTCCTTATCGTCAACTAAGCCTTTGCCTGCGTAGTTGAATGACAACGCCATAACAAGCCCTAGAACGGCACCTGTAGCACCAAACAACGCCGAATCCAACGCGGTGTAACCGTAGATAGACCCAGCCCCAAGAAACGCGATTCCTGCGCCCAGGGTAAACGCAGCTACACGCTTATAACGTTTTGGTATACGACGTAGGAACTTCACTTTTTTGCCGGTGCCTTCTTAGCTGCTGGCTTCTTAGCGACAGGCTTAGGCAGGTCGCCGATTAGTTTAAACAAGTCCTTGAGAATGGCCGCGCTCGCTGCGTGTGGGACTGGTGCTGGTGCGCATGAGGCGTGAAGGTGGTTAGCACCCGACGCGCTTAGAGCCGTACCCGTACAACCGATAGATCCGATTACGGTTTCTCCGCCGACAATACGGGTTCCGCGTGGTAGCGGTGACTGCTCCTGGAGGTGGTTGTACTCAACGAAGTTAGCGTCCCCACCGTTCTTAGTGATTACAGTCCAGCCAAGTGCTTCGTCGTAGTAGTTCTTGACAACGGTCGCGCTAGTGATCGCGTAGATAGGTTTGCCGGCTGAACCGGTGCTAAAGCCCCAGTCACTTCCGCGGTGTGGGTGCTTGCGATACGGTGCGGTGTTGCCGAGTTCGTCGCGGCGTTCAGCCCCGGCTCCCTTGATAGGTTCGTGATAAACGGTCACTTTAGCCTCCGATTGCTTTGTTGATTAGCGCGATAATGGTCGCTGTCATGGCTGCGGTGAGTAGACCTAACAGCATGGCGTAACCCTCGATTTTGCGAACGCGACGTTCCAACTCTGCGTAGTTCTTGACGGTCGCCTTGATTTCGGCTATGTCTTCGACGATACGCATTAGTAGGTCTGATTGTGTCGGTCGTTCGCTTGTCATTACTTAGCCTTTGGTGCCGGGGTTTCTAGAGACTCTAGGTAAGCTGCGTAGTCGCTGTTACCTAGGTCGGCAGGAATGTAAGAGACTACGCCGTCGTCTGACGTGCGCTTGATTGTCTCGAAACCTGAATCGCTGATGATTACTTCATAAGTAAATGTTTCCATTAGAGTTCCGCGCTCCATTCGATTGTTTGACCTGATGTAACGTTACAGACGGCAGCGCGACCGGCGGTCATTCCGCTACTGGTAACGTCCAAGATTGTTCCGCGTGGAGTAGAACCGAAAGTTCCAAGAGCGGTGCTTGTGTAAGTTCCGACTTCGTAAACGGTTACGGCGTTACTGCCCGAAGCCGTATAGGTAGGCGTCACGCGCATTTCGACCGGGTGCGTAATAAAAGGGTTTGCCAAGGTGCTTGAACGGATTGCTGCTGCTCCCATGGTGTAAGCACTCGTCATTTTGTAGAAGTAACGCTGACAGGCTGCTAGTTCACCCTGCTTAGTCCCTGTCGCCGTAGCGAACGGGGTAGCAACCGAACCGGCTTCTAGTTGAATGTCGCTAATGTCAAGCACCGAACCCGAAGCCGAAGTCTGACGGAACGCAAACCAAAGATAAGAACCTACGCCGATAGTCTTGCCCGTAATACTCGGGACGGTTGCGGTAAGCGTGAAACGCTGCCAAGAAGTAGTTAGGTTGTAAACATTTGCGCCGAACGCAACAAAGGTGAGACCTGTTGAACCGCCGCTACCGAATGACTGACCAAGTGACGGGGTAACGGTTCTAGCCGAGTCTGCTTTAGCCCAGAACGACAGCGTTACGGTCTGCCCTGCGAAAGTGCGAACGTCTTCGATACGCTGCTGTGCGGTGTCGTAAACGGTGTTGCTTCCAACGGTAGTGATTGTCGAACGGTAAAAGAACTCGCTGTTGCTTCCGCTAGGTGCGGTGCCCGGAGTAAATGACTCGCGACTAACACTCCAAGTTGTTGGTGCCACGTCGTAGTTGTTGTTCTTCCAACGGTCTGCTGTGTATTGAGAGAACGACGGGCTAGTGAATGATGTTCCGCGCTGCCATACGCTAAAGTCGCCGTTGATTACCTTGTTGCGACCTGCTGCCCCATTAGGCAACACGCTGCCGTAGTTCTTTGCGTCGACTACTGCGTTCCAACTACTGCCGTCATAAACGTAAGCGGTGTTAGTGTCCGCAAGGTAAGACATTTGACCCTCTACAGGGGTCGCAAGAGCTGCGGTTCGCGCGGTCGCGTCCGCGTAAGTCTGAACACTCTGATCCATAAGATAAGTGTTCAAGTCGCTTGCCGGTAGTGGGAAGCCGTTGGCGAATGTTTTTCTAGGCATTTAAAACTCTTTCCATAGTTCCATAGTAGTCACCCAGTTATTAACATCTATTGAATGACTGATTTTTGTAATCGTGTAATAGTCGTCAATAAGTAGCGGCGACTTAGTGTACTTCACGCCCAAAGGCGTTCCCGGGGTAAGAAACGCTGCCCCGGTAAGAGTTCCAAGACGGTCAACGGCAGGCGTAGCCACCTGGTTCACGATCTTCGTAGGGTTCTGCGCGAACACTTCTTCCGCCCACTTGACCAACTGGCCGTCCGGTGTGGTGTTGATGTCCACGTCCAAGGCAAAGATTCCATACAGGTCAATGTTGTCCTGGTCAATCTTGACCACGTATTCGTCTGGGTCGTTGCTGTTGGCTACGCGCAAAGAGTTGAAGGTAACGTCGTTGTCTGCGCGAACGCTGATATCCGACATACAAAGATGACCTGGTTCTCCATGGTTGTTGCCAACAGTTAGAGTGCCCTCCGGCGCGGTAGTAATAATGGCAGGTCGGTCAATGACGATAACTTCTTGCGTCTCCGAGTCCAACCAGAACACGCCTAGACCGGTCTTGATTGCGTCAAGAATCTTCGGGCCAATGATGATGTCTGTCTGCGACTCTGTAGGCAACTTGTGATTCAAAACCTCGGACGAAGCCGACATTTCAAACCCAGCTGCTTCAACAGCGGTCGTGATTGCTTCCAACGGGGTCGCATGATTGCCACCATGAAAACCAGTAGTATCGTATTCCGCTACGCGAGAGTTCATTAGACGCTTATGCGAGTCATAGGCACGAACGCGAATAGTGTTCCAGTTGTTGCCACCCGAACCATAAGTCACGTCAATAGAGTCAATAAACCCGTTGAACAGGTAAGACTCTACCCCTGGAGCAACTACACGAACACGAATCCTTGCTCCCGGTCGGATTGACTTGTTGACGCTAGGGTCAAGGTCGAAGCCCTGAAAAGTAATCGTAGCTGCGCCCGGCTCTGGCTGGAAATAAAGGCTGGACTGGATCGTGCCACCTAGTTCGATTTCAGCCTGAACAGTAGACGCCTCGTATTCTTGCCATGCGAAACCAGGGAGCAGGTTGTCGCTTAGAACGTCTGTTCCACCGATAAGACTCTGGTTAATGATGAACGCGGTACTTGCCCCGAGAACATCGTCCCCACCAATAAGTGACAAGCCGATAAGAAATAGGTTGTCTGCCTCGTATGGCAGGAACATTTCAACTTTGAGATGTTGCGCTATGTCGAAGTTGGCAATCTCTGGCATTAGCGGAGAGCCTGCGCTAGGGTCGTGCCGGTTGACTTCTGGTATGCCGATACGGTGTCAATGATTGTTTTAGCGGTTACAGCCTGGGTAACGTTTACGGTGATACCTGAAGGGGTCTTTGAAGTGTTTAGTTGGTTTGCGCCAACGCCTGGAGCCTTAGCCAACTGTGCCTGATAAGCCGCGTAAGCCTGCGGTGAACGCTTAGGGTCTGGGACTCCTCCGCCAGTACCGCCAGGACTAGAGTCGCCCTTGAGCGAGAGAATACCGGCTGCTGTTCCTGCTGCGCCCAGTCCGATTCCTACGCCTAGAGGAATCTTCTTTAGTAGACCACCTGCGCCACCTGCCGCGCCAGCAGCTGCGGCTACTGCTGCGATAGCGGCGTATGCTCGTGCTGCGCCTGCTGCGACATTCCAAGCGGTCGTAACCGCGCCAATGCCAGCGACAAGAGGAAGTAGCCAGTTCTTGTTAGCGACAGCCCACTTAGCAACGGCCACGCCGTCCGAGATGATTTGAACTAGAGCGTCGCTGATGATAGTAAGAGCCTCCACGCCACCAGGTGAAGCCAACCAGGTTGACAACTTGCCCAAGGCTGGGAGCAACGCCATACCGACCTTCTCTTGAAGGTCTGCGAAGATTGCGGTCATTCTCATGTAAGGGTCGGTGTTCGCTGCGGTTTCAGCTGCGCCAGCGGTAGCCTTCGCTAGGTCGCCGATCATGTCCTTAGAGCCCTTGAGTGACGGCATAAGTTTGAGTAGCGCGGTGTCCGAGCCGTTGAACGACTTTCCCATGGCTAGGGTGACGGCTTCCAAAGACTTGCCTGTTGCTGCCGAAGCGTCAAGAGCGATTGCCATAAGTTTGTTGGCTGAAGTCACGTCTCCCGTTGACCGAATAAGAGTCGCATAGGCTGGGCGTAGTTGGTCGTCCAAGATTCCGAACTGGGTCTGCCACTTGCTAATAGAGTTCTCAACAGACTTGATCTGTTCCTTGTTTGCCCCGGTGGTGTTCTCTAGCTGCTTTGCCAGGATTGCCTGCGCCTTAGAGTCCTCTACGGCCGCTTTAGTGGCGTCGCCTAGTTCGCGAGCAATAAAGGCGAATGACAGACCAACGCCGATTGAAGCGAAGGCAGACTTAGCAGACTTGCTGAAGCCCGTAATCTTCTTGTTTAGTTTAGAGAGTTCAGACTGGGAGCCCTGGGTGGCCTTAGTAAGGTTTCTAAACTCGCCAAGGATTTCGACGTTCAAGACTAGCGACATGGCTAACCGTTCCTCTCCTCTAGCACTTCGCAGAACTTTGTATACTCTGCGACTGTTAGTTTCCTATACTGCTCCGGGCTTATCCCTGTCGCTAAACAGAAATAAACCATTCTCTCTATTAGGTCGTTAGACCTTTTGGGTCTCCGATGAAACCCTCCAGGAACTCGTTGATCTGGTGAATGTTCATGGTGCCGAACGTCTCCAACTTAGAGTCTGGGTTGTTGCGCTTGTCTAGAATCCAGCAGAGTGCTTTCGTAGCCTTGCCGAGCCCTAAACCCTTTTCGAATACTTCTTCGAATGAACGGCCAGTCAATAGGTTCAACTGTTCGATTTCATCCATTGTAAGAATGTCGACGATTGTGGTGCTTGCCATTTGTTACTCCTCTGTGCCGGTGGTTGAATACTTCGCTATTAGTTTATCCATTTCGGCGTAATACTTTTGAAGTACTTCTTGCCGTTTCTTCTTCAGCGAAGCACTAAAGAATGGACTTGGCTTGATGTTTTTACGCACGAAGTTTTCTTTGTCGTAAATCCAACCCCAGTGAATCGGATTAGCATAAGGAACGCGTGTTGCGTTACCTGCCTTTATTTCTACTTTTCCGAGTGCTTTAGTTACTCGGATTGACTGCCTAAGCGCGCCGGTGCGAACCGGCACTAAGGTACGAGCCTCGGTTGCTACTAGTTCTCCAGCTGCTGAACCTGCCGCTTTGATTTCTGCGGTTGGAACACCAATAGCCTGGAGAGACTTTATAGACGCCTTGTAGCCCTTGACCTTAATGCCGGACGCATTGGACATGATTACGCGGTGGTGTCGATTTCGACGCCGTAGTAGATGTCTGAAGCAGGGTTGTGAACAGCGTTATCTACGGTTAGTTCGACAGAGAACTTTACGGTCTCGTTCGAAGTTAGCGATAGAGGTGGCAACTGGTCGAATACTACGGTGCCCTTGTAGTGTGGCTGTGACGACGAAGGTGACGCGTTGCCGTTAGGAGCGATAGTGAACGCAACCTTAGTGCCGAAGTTAGCCCAAAGTACCTGGTAGAGCGAAGCAGAGTCGCCAGAGGTAATGCCCTCTAGAGCCAACTTCCACTCTCCGCCTACGCGATACTCGCAGAAGGTCTGAACGTCGCCTGGTGCGTCGTCTAGGGTCAGTTCAACCATGGTAGCGTCACACGCGTAGTCGGTCGTTCCGATTTTGAATACAATGTTTTGCGCCTTGACGCGAGTTGAAGCGGCCATTTCGACTGCCCTTTCTTAGATTGTTATTTCAAGTTCTAGCGGTACGTTGATCGCTAGATACTCGGCGTTGTTTGTTTGTAGGTTGTAAGGTGCGCCAGTCGGCAACATACGAGCGTAAGCCGGTAGCGCGTTTACAACGTCAGCGAGTAGTTCGTCTAGTTTTTCCGTCGACTGCTTGTTCGTAGCCGTAGCTGCGATTAGGACTAGTTCGACGTTTAGGAAGTACTCGTTAGATAGGTCGGAGACTGCTAGGTACGGAGTGCGAGCGTTGATGATAACGATAGGCGGAGTAATGCGTTCTGGGACATAGTCCGAGACTTTCAGCCCAGCTGCTTCTAGATCAAGTTTTAGTTCAATCTTTGACAGCGTGATTTCGTTAGTCATTAGACGGCCGCTCCCAGGTAACGAAGTAGCAACGGGTAGACGGCGTTCAACGGGTCTTTAGCCACTCGGACAGGGTTGCCGTCGAATGACGCGAACTGTGCCACGCCGTTAGGTGCGCTGCGACGGTGGAAGAGTTCCGACGACGTGATAAGCGTCGCCTGGTCTTTGATTGCTACTGGAACGGTTGTTACCGCGCCAATGTAGTTCTCAACCATAGCAAGCCCGGCTGTAAGACATTCCTGGGGGAAATCAGTCTCATCAGTTCCGACGTATGCTTGGAACTCTCCCAACGTAACAGACATGATTCGTCTACTAAGCGGTGATGTCTAGCTTGACGATTGCCGAAGCGAATGGCACGGTGATTGCCGCGTAACCGTAAACCGAGATTGAGTCGGTCAAGGTGGTTACGTCGCCGTCGGTTAAACGTACTGGAGCACCTGGAGCCTCTAGAACGCGTAGTGCGTTGCTGTTGGCTAGGTAAGCAAGTCCGGTGCCTAGTGACGGGTCAACGATTACTGGGATACCCCAGATTGAGCCGGTTAGGTCGTTACGAGCAGTTCCAATGGTGTTCTGGCCGTCGCGGTTGATGTCAACGATTGGGCGACCTGCTGAGTCAGCAATCTTCATGAAGTACTTGTATGAGTCAGCCGAGCAAAGAATGAACTCTGCGTTTAGACCCGAGTTAGCCTTGATGTACTTGACGCCGTCGATTAGACCTTCGATTACTGAAGCAGCGGTGCCGCCGTCTAGATCCATAACCTTGCCGGTGAAGTCAAGAGCTGCGATTGCTGCCTTGGCTGCGGTGTTGGTTGCGTTAGCGTAAGCGATTGCTAGAGCCTGGAACGCGGTGTCTAGGTAGTTGACGCTTGAACGCTCAACGGTCTGGCGTGACATGGTGGTGTAACCGCCGTAGGTCTTTACGTTCGCTGAAACGCTGTCAATCGATAGGTTGCCGAATGATAGTGCCTCGTTCTCTGGGTCTTGCTCGCCAACGGCAATGGTGTTAGCCGAAACGGTTGCGTACTCTACGGTCATACCGTTAGCAGGTAGCGCGGTGCTTGACCAAACGTTCCATGAAGGACGGTTAGCGTTTACCAGGTTGTTGATGAAACCAATGAAGCCAGGAGCTGCGTAGGTGTCTGCTGAAGTTGAAGCGGCACGTGCCAACATCTTCGCGTCTTCGTCGCCTGCTACTAGAGCCTTAGCGAACTCGCCCTGGGAGCGGAACGCTGGAACTGCTGGTGAAACGGTCTGAACGGTCTTTACTGCCTCTAGGTCACGGCGCAATTCTGCGACCTCGTCTAGTGCGGTGCGAACGTCCAGTTCAATGTTTTCTGACATTAGTGAACTTTCTTTTTCTTGAGGTTCGCCCGGTTCGTCGACGATTTCGACTTCGTTGCGTACTTCGCTTATTGTTGCGCCTGTAAAGGCAGGGAACGCGACTACGGAGACCTCTTTTAGAGATACCTTAGTGCGAATAACCGTTGAGTTGTTATCTTCCCAACGATCTTCGACTGGCACGAAGCCAACCGAAAACTTGTTTAGTACGCCGTCACGCATAAGCGTTAGGACTTCTTCGCCTCGTGGAGTCTGCGAGATTTTGGCGGTGATTTCGTAACCGCCGTCGGTGTCGCGACCTGAAACTACTTTGCCGATTGGTTCCTCGTGAGCGTAGAACAACTTGACGTCCTCTACGCTGTCGATTGCGCCGGCTTCGAAGCGTTCCTTGTACTGTCCGCCAATGTTGGCTTCCTGTCCGTATGGAACGGCTAGACCGGTGATTGTGCGCTCCTCGGTGTCCGCCAGGCGAACTTCAAAGGAACGGGTTTCGATTTCAGACATTAGAGTCCTTCCTTAGTTCTTACTTCTTCGGTTGTCAACCAACCGCCGTCTACGCCGGTCTTGTAGTAGGCGTAGCGTTCGGCAATGTCTGCCTTGAATAGTGATTCGAAGTTGAAGTCAACGCGAGTTCCACGCGGTAGGCAGTTGCTTAGAGCGTCTGCGATTGAGTCGGTGTAGCCGGTGAGAGTGTGACGGTAGAAGGTCTGGTTCTCGTCGCTTAGGTTGCTGTAGGTGTCTGAACCGCCAGGGGTTGAAGTCAAGAGCAGACGGGCTGGGATTCCCATAAGTCGGGCTACGGCCTGAACTGCCTGGGTCTGAACGTCGGTGAAGAGTGCGTCCTTCGGGGACAACTGTACGATTTCGTAAGAGTCGCCCGAGCCCAGAACGGCGGTCTGTCGGTTCTGCTGCTTGTTGTGCCAGTTAGCGGTCATGGTTGCCGCTTCTTCTTTGGTGATGATTCGGTTTGACTTGATAATGCCAGTTGGAACGCCGGCTGATGAGAACCAGTTAGCGGCGTAGTCGCGTAGATCAAGAGCAGCTGCGATGTCCTTGTAACAAGCTGCGATAGGTGAGAGTCCGCGCAGGTCTCCAACCTTTGAGAAGAGTCGTAGGTGTTCTACGCGTCCGGTGATGTTCTCGCCTGCGTAGTCGTAGAGTTTAGCGGTCTTGGCTTCGTTCCAGGTTACTGATACGGAGGACGCTGGCAAGATAGTTAGGTTGTTGACGTTTCCGCGGCTGTCGAAGTCCTTGTACCAGAAGGCGTTGCCGTCGGTGGCTAGTGAGACTACGGTCTGGAAGAAAAAGTCGCGTCGGCTGTCGTACAGCGAAGGTTTGTTGACTAGCAACGGGTTTTCGATTCTTAGGTCGCCGACTCCTGAAGCGTAGCGGTAAGTCTCTACGGTCATCTTTGAAATCGGGGTCGCGATAATCTGACAAGCGCGGTATACGGCTGTTAGAGATAGCGCGGTGTCGGCGGTGACGACGGTAGCCGAGCGCGTCGGAATAGTCGGTTGTACCGCTCGCTTTTCGGTCTTGCCGGTTATGCGTGTCCATAGTGAAGCCATGTCTCTAGCATACTAACAACTTTTTTAGAACACTTGAACGCCGGCGTGTTGCGAACGAGACGAAACATACAACGCCATGACCGTTGCCATGAGTGCGTCTATCTCTCCGCGTGATTCTTTGCGCGAGATTAGCCAGGTCTCGCCGGTGTACTTGGTGACGCCGTTGCCCATTTGAGCCACTAGCAGAGGGTCGTTGTTGTGTCGGACTAGTCCCTGGGCGAACATGGCGTAGACGGCCGAGTGAGACGCAGATACTTCTTTGCCCCAAAGTTGCCAGACTGGAAGCGCGGCTTGTTTCAGTCGTTTGCCCAGGTTGCTTAGAACCTTGTCGTCTAACGTTATGGCTCGGGCTCCGTACTGCGCAGCTAGACGCTTCAGTTCTTCGAACAGTAGATCCTCGGTCGGGTTGTTATAAGACGCGACCAGTTCCGTTTCTTGAACATCTCCGTTGGTGTTGGCGATTGCGATTACTGCCGAAGTCCAGTTAGGTGCTATGTCAACGGCAAAGACTGCGCCGTTTAGGTTGGTGACTCCTGAACCTGTACAGGCTCGGAATAAGTTGTTTGGAAGCCACGACGACGAAGTGCCAGTAATGAACTGGTTGAGTGTATAGCGTCGGACTTCGTGCTCGGGCTGGGTTTGAATGTCCGAGAGTACCAGGTCAATGTCTACGCGACCGCAGGCTACGGCAGGGTTCGCGGCCATGATTGCCGACGGGTCGTTGATAGGTGCGTTAGCCGGTGCTTCCCAGATGAACGCGCCGAAGCGTTCCAGAGACGGGTCGCCTGCGATAGCCTTCTCCGCCGTCTTATACAGGTTGATTAGAGTCGTAGAGTCTTGGTCGCCCGCGGTCGTAATCATAATGACCGTCGCGTCCTTTTGCGCCATGGCTCCCTTAGTAGCTGCTGTCCAGATACCAGCCTTAGCAAGGTGTCCTTCGTCTAGGATTACGCGCTTGACAGGCTTACCTTGAAGAGCGGCTTCCTTTGCCGGGCTCACTTTGTAAGTTCCCGTTCCGTCCTGCTTTGCGATTCCTCGGGTTTCGGTCGTACGCTTGAACCGTTTCTTCAGCCAGCCGTTCACGTCGATAACGTGCTTTACTCGGTTGTAGATAATCGTCGCCTGATCTAGAGACGAAGCAATAGACAATACGTCGCCCAGGTGGAATGTCATGGCGTCAAGCGCGAGCCCGCCACCGATTACGGACTTACCGTTCTGTCGCCCCATGGAGCAGACAATCTGGCGGTAGCGAAGTTGTCCAGGGTATTTCGGGTGGTCGGCAGGGTAGCGTTCCAACATTCGACGCAACAACCAGCGTTGCCACTCGTCCAACTCAATCGGCTTGTCCGTCTCCGGCGTAACCCAGCAAAGGCTCATAAGTTCAATGAGCCTATCCCCGTCGGTGTCAAAGTTCTCCGATAGGGGTTGAGTGAAACGAGCCGGTAACTGAAGCATTAGCGAGTCATGATCTCCGATAGAGGGTCATACTCAACAACGGCACCCTTGAGAGACCGCTGAAGTTCCAGAACCGTCTTACGGAGTTCCGCAGCTGTAGAAGTGTTCGACGACTCGTCAAACGAAGCCGCCAACCTAAGAGCAAGGCCTGACAGAACGCGCTGTTCTACGTTCAAGTCCAACGTGTTCAGCCATTCCTGAATCGTGTTTTCAATCATGTCGCTAACCTATCCCGGATAATCTAACCCGTTTGTAAGAATCGCCGA